TTGTGCAGGGTGTCCACGGTGAGTTCCTGCGAGGTGGCATCGGCCGTGCCCACGGAGCTGAGGCCGCCGCCGAGCCGGATGGCTTCGTTGCTGGTGACGACGAATCCGATCTGGCTCGAGGCTTTGGCGGAGCCTTTCGTGTAGGCCATGAACTCGGAGAGGTCTTGGGCGTTGATGATGGCGTTGTGCAGCCAGGAGATGCCGCGGGGATAACCGGCCCGGCGCACATGGCGGAAGTGGAGCATGTCGCGGGCGGGGACATCGGTGTATTGAGCGGTGGCGCGGTCGGTGATGACGCGGTAGGAGCGGGGGGCGCCGAAGGGGTCGAGGAGCACGCCGTCGAAGGCGTATTGGCTGGAATCGGCCGTGGAGCCGACGGACTCGCCGCCGATGAAGCGCACGCGGGTGCCGCCGCTGGCGGTGTTCAAAAACTGGCCGAAGAAATCGCCATCGACGGCGACCTGCCGAAGGATGAGGGATTGGGCTCCGTAGAAGTTGACGGCGGCGGCGGCGTCAAATGCCCAGGCGTCGCCGCAGGCGCGGTCCTCGAAGGCGCGCTCGACTTGGCGGTTCCAAGCGGGATCGGAGGTGCGGGCTTGGGGAACGATGCCAGTGCCGACGGCGCGCTGGGCGATGTGCTCCACGATGTAAGCCGCGACGCCCACATTGTTGTAAAGCCAGCGGGCTTTTTTGAGGAGTTCCATCCGGGTGTGCGGCGGGGCCTCGCGCTTGGGCTCGACGGTGTTGAGATAGATGTAGCCGCGGTTGCGGTTCGCAATGTCGGCGGCCTCGAAGGAGGAGTTGACGAGAGCCTTGGGGCGACCGGCTCCGGGGCGACGCCCGCCCCAATTTGATTTCTTGATTTCCGCTTTTGATTTCGAGGCCATGCCTCGCGCCTGCTGTCAAAGCGGCGAGCGGTAGAGGGAGCGGTCGAGGACGGAGCAGAGAGAACGGGGGGCGTTGCCTTCCTGGTAAACTTCCATGATGGCGGCGAGCTTTTGCTCTTTGGGAAGGGCGCTTAGTTGGCCGCTGGAGCTGGTGCCTTCGGTGCCGATGCTGGTGATGGTGACATCGTCGATGGCGGCCTCGATGTTGGCGGCCATGGTGAGGAGCTCGGCTTTGGTTTTGCCGAGGGCTTTGAGGTAGGCTTTGTAGCCTGCGAAGGCGGATGCGTGCTGGTCCACGCTGGGCGCGTGAAGTCAAAAAATCAAACGCGGGGATTGACCACAGAGGACACGGAGAACACGGAGGGGGAATGCAGGGACGGCGCGGCCGCACCTTTTCAGACGCCGGGTTTCCAAGGTTATGAGCCTCCTACGGCTCCCCGACCTCGATGTGGCGACGAACGGAATTCTCCGTGACAAGCCGCTCATCCGTGTTGCTCGCCTGCCTGCGGGGAGGCGGGGGGAGTCAAAGGCGGGACTCGATGTATTTGCCACGGGGGAGCGGGCCGCGGTCGCGGTCGAGCTTGGCCCAGGACTCGGGGGCCATGGCGACGGTTTTGCTGACTACAGTGCGGCCTTTGACGGAGCCGAGCTTTCGGCCAGCGCCTTTGCGTTTGCCGCCGTGTTTAGTTGGCGACGTCTTGGCTGCTTTCGATAAGGAGCTTTTCGCATTTTTGGAGAGCGCTTTCAAGGTCCTCCAAATTGTATTTCGTCATGGCGGGGCTTTCAATGTCTTGGCGCACTCTACGAACGATCAGGACCAAGTAGGCGAGAGTGTTGTATAGTTTGCGTTCAGTTTGCATGGCGGGCTGATCTTTTGAAGAACTTGAATTTTTGCAACAACAAAAATCAAGATTGATCCCGCGCGGGAGCGGCCTTCCCCGACCGCTCCCGCCATTCCGCACTTGCGGACGGGGGCGCTTCAGCCGGTCGGTTTTTCCGACGGGCTTGGCGCTTGTTCCACGGGAAAGGATCGGTCGCTGAAACCTTGAGCGCGGCGGCTGGCGGCAATGCGGCGGCGCTCGGCGGTGCGTGTCCAAAAGCGGTCGCAAGCGCGATTCATTTCGAGGGTGAGGTTGTAGAGCCAGATGTCTCCACGGTCGCGGGTGCCGGAGGTTTTTTTCATTTAAGGACCCACCAGGCGACGCCGTGGAGTTTCGTGCAGTCGCCGAAGTGGTCCTCGGCGATTTTTTTGAAGTAGTAGGGGGCGAGGCGGGAATTTTTGTTTTGGAGGAGTTGCTGGCCGCTGTGGCCGCGGATGAAGTCGTGGCCGGCGTCGGAGGGGAGGTGCAGGAGCGGGGGCATTTTTTTATTCACGCGCTCGATGTAGAGTTCGAGCTTGGCGGTGAGGTCCACATAGGTGACGAGGCGGAGAGTGGGGTGGGCTTGGATGGCGGACTGGGACCATGTGCCGAAACTGGCGGTGGAGCCTTTGCTGGGCTGGTAGAGGCCGCCGCTGCGGGCGCAGACGGAGTAGACGCGCTCGGCGCTCCAACCGGAGTCGATGAGGCCGAATTGGGGCTGGTAAATTTTTTCTCCGCGGGTGTAGCGGCGGGCGGCGAGGAACTCGGGGGAGACGAGGTCCTCGATGGCGAGGACGGTGCCGTAGTCGATGATCCAACTCTCGCCGGTGGCGATGCGGGCCTCGACGGTCCAGTGGGTGAGGCGTTCGCCGGGATCGGCGCAGAGGGTGAGCACGACGGGCTCGATGCCCTCGGGAATGGTGCCGATGCGGTAGGAGGGATCGCGGAGGGCGAGGACGGAATCCTCTTTGACCTGGGCGGCGCGGTTTTCCCAGGGGAGGCCGAGGAAGTTGTTGTAGAAATCGTGGAGGCCGCCGGTGGATTCTTTTTTCTGGAGGAAGATGCGGGCGAGGTCGCCCCAGGAAATCTGTGGGGAGTAGAGGGCGGAGATGTGGGCGGAGATGTGGTCGGCGGGGGCCTTGGGATTCCCGGCGATCCACTCGCCTCGGCGGACGAGATCGGATTGCATGGCTTGGGACCAAGGCGCGGAGCAGGCTTCGCAAATGTAGTGGGTGTCGCGCTCGACTCCGGCGAGGTCCCACATGCCTGCGAGGTCGCGGTGGTGTTCGGGCCACTTGAGCTGCTCGAAGCGGAGGGGCTGGCTGTGGCCGCACTCGGGGCAAGTAAGGTGGAAGCGGTGTTGGGACCCGGCGAGGAATTGCTGCCAGATGGCGGCGGATTCCACGGTGGGCGTGGAGGTGAGGCAGGCTTTCGAGATTTTGCGGTAGAAATTCAGACGCGCCATCGCGAGCTCGAGGGCCGGGGCCTCGAGGGAGGAGTCGTCGGGCCATTTGTCGACCTCGTCGGCGAAGAGGTAGCGGATGGGGCGGGAGGCGAGGTTGCCCTCGGAGCACGCGCCGACGAGCTTGAGCGTGCAAGTGGCGAAGTGCATTTCGGTCTTGCGGAAGTCGTCTTCGTTGTCGGGCAGGAGGGGCTTGAGGGCGCGGCAGGCGCGCAGGCGCGGATGGAGTTCGCGCTCGGACCAGGACTTGGCGTTTTCGTTTGTCGAGGTCACATAGAGGATCGGGCCGGGGTCTTCGGAGATCGCCCACATGAGGCAGTTCGCCAGCCAAGTCGTGCCGCCGACCTGGGCGGACTTCACGAAGGTGAGCTGGCGGATTTTTGGATCGGAGAACCAGAGATGCAGCTGCCGGAGGTAGGGAGTGTAGTCGGCATCGTAACGGCCGGGGCGGGGGGAGAAGCGTTTGTCGAGGTGGACATTTTCCTGAGCCCATTCGAGCGCGGAGGGACGGCGGCTTGGCTGCCAGATGCGGGCGAGTTGCTCGCGTGCGGAAGCGTCAAAAAGCAAGGGCATCGGGATTGATGTCTTGGGCGACGCGCAAAACCTCTTCGGACTCGGCGCGGATTTTTGTGGCGATGTCCTCACCGATTTGTGGGAGCAGCGAGATTACGCGGTCGGGGAGGTTTGAGACGGCCGCGACCACGGAGGCGGAGTATTGAAGGATGGCCTGAACGGCTTGCTTGCGCGGCACGCTGTCTCCCGAGGCAGCGGAAATGCCGGGGGCGTCCTTCTCGAGACGACGAAGCGCCTCGGCGTGTTGGAGCCACATGCGCCGGAGGGCCATCTCGGCATCCAGGTCGCCGATGGACTTGGCCAGTTCCGCACGCTCTCGAAGATCGGCGGTCGCCTCTTTCATTTTCCGAATCTGGTTTTCCAAGGCGAGTTCCTCATCGGTCCACTCGCGGGCGACGACGGGCACGGCCGGGGCGGCGGCTCCCACCGGGACCATGCCGGCCGC